TGATACTCCAAGAGGAGTGTGCCGAAGTAACCCAAGCTGTTAGCAAGTGCTTTAGGTTTGGCTTGGCCGAATGCTATCCTGGTACTGACACTACTAATCGAGATCGACTAGAAGAAGAAATTGGCGACTTGTTGGCCATGATTGCATTGCTTGAACAAGCCGGTGTCGTCACCGAAGCTGGCCTACACGCAGCTTTCGATAACAAGATTGCAAAACTAAAACGGTGGTCTAAAATTTATGGGTAAGATTAAAGTCAGCGAACTGTTCTACAGTATACAAGGCGAAGGGCGTTACATGGGCGTGCCTAGTGTGTTCCTTCGTACTTTTGGCTGTAATTTTCGTTGTCGTGGATTTGGCAGGGCTAAAGACAGTATCCCTGCCGATGAAAAGATGAACCCCGAAGTAGCTCATGTGTTAGGACTTAACGAACTTAATCCTTATGCCAGCTACGGTGAGCTGCCATTAATTACTACAGGCTGCGACACGTATGCGGCAATTTATCCCGAGTTCCGGCATCTTAGCCCGCTGTTGACTACAGATGCACTAGCTGACAGCATTGTGGATTTATTACCCCATAAAGAATGGCACGATGAACATTTGGTCATTACTGGTGGCGAACCTTTGTTAGGATGGCAACGCAGTTATCCCGAGCTGTTGGAGCACGGCGTAATGCAGAGTCTAAAGGAAATCACATTTGAAACAAATGGTACACAAAAGCTCTCAGACGAGTTCTATGATTATCTGTTTCAAGAATGGACTAGACATGGTAGAGACTATGATCGATTGACCTTTAGTGTTAGCCCTAAACTGAGTGTAAGTGGAGAAACGTGGGCAGACGCTATTTGTCCCGAAGTAGTTGTTAATTATCAGCAAGTGGGCTGTACTTATTTGAAGTTTGTGGTAGCTACAGAAGCTGATGCTGCAGAAGCTGAACAGGCAGTAAACAAATATCGTGCGGCCGGTTTTGGCGGGCCTGTATACTTGATGCCTGTAGGTGGTGTTGAAAGTGTTTATTCACTAAACAATCGGCGTGTAGCTGAACTGGCCATGGCACGTGGATGGCGATACAGTGATAGACTTCAAGTTCCCCTCTTTAAGAATCAATGGGGCACGTAATGTTTGACGCACTAAAGAATCTTTTTGCTAAAAAAGAACTGTCGCCCAAGGAAGCCGCTACTAAACAAGGTGAACCTTGGGTCAATATACTTAAAGTTGAATTAGATCCCGCCAATCCTGGACAAGGCAGTTTTGAATTAGATTGGAATGAACATTTTGTTAATTGGTTAAAACGCAGTGGATTTAAAGGCTCCAGTGACGAAGCTGTTGTGGATCAGTGGTTTCAAACTGTTTGCCACTATGTTGCTGTGGAAACCTGGGAACAATATGACCCCGCTCAACCCCGAGTACAACGTCGTCGCGTAGACGACAAACGCAGTGAATATCGTTAAAATGAACAAAAAATATGTTGTGGTAGACCTAGCTAATACCTTTTTTCGAGCTAGGCATTCGGTAAATCGTCAAAGCGACATCAGTGAGCGCTGTGGATTTGCTATTCATACCACACTTGCGTCTATACAAAAAGTTTGTCGTGATCAAAATGCAGACCACACTGTACTGTGTTTAGAAGGGCGCAGTTGGCGTAAGGACTATTATAAACCCTACAAAGCCAATCGCAGTGAAGCGCGGGCTGCTATGACAGTGCGCGAGTCCGAAGAAGATCGTGCTTTTTGGGACACATACGATCAACTAACAGAATTCTTTAAGAACAAGACCAATTGTACTGTACTACAGAATTCAAGACTAGAAGCTGACGATCTCATTGCTGGATGGGTGCAAACTCGCCCCGAAGATCAACATATTATTGTCAGTACCGACAGTGACTATGTGCAATTGCTAGCAGACAATGTCAGCATCTACAATGGCGTAAACAAAGAGTTGATCACTGTCAATGGAGTGTTTAATGATCGTGGGCGAGCAGTTGTTGACAAAAAGACTGCTACGGCTAAAGTTGCACCTGATCCCGAGTGGGCGCTGTTTGAAAAATGCATGCGAGGCGACAGCAGTGACAATGTGTTTAGTGCTTTTCCCGGAGTAAGAACTAAATCTTCCAAGAAAAGCGTTGGACTTGAAGAAGCATTCCGTGATCGACATGCTCGTGGCTATGCATGGAATAACCTAATGCTACAACGCTGGGTTGATCACGACGGGGTCGAGCATCGTGTGCTGGATGATTATCAGCGTAATCGCACATTGGTTGACCTTGCCGGACAACCACAAGAAATACGGGATATCATTGAGGAAACGATCCAATCAGCACAGCCAAAAAGCGTTCCCATGATTGGAACCGAGTTTTTACGCTTTTGTGGACGCCACGAGCTTGTTAAACTAAGCGAACAGTCCTCTTACTATGTTGATATTCTAACTCGAACACTACTATGACAACCAAAATAGCAAAACCAGTATTAAAAAATAAATCGTGGCTGATATTTGAAGATGGCTACAAAATAGGCACGGTGCGAGCTGTTAATCGACAATATTTGGTAAAAATAAAAGATCGACAATCGGAGTTGGCTCCCACCGTAGATGTTATTAAAAACAAATTCGATGTAGAATTTCTCAAATACCAGCCTGCTGACAACAAAAGCACAATTGTATCCGACTACCCCGTTGTTGAACCAGTTCACAATCCAGTGTATAATTTGCTACATCGTATCCCTGTGTATACAAAAAAACCCGGTAGTCGCTGTTGGTATGGCGCTGGCTATTATGCTATAAATATCAACGGGCATTGGCGTGTAGAATTATGCCCAAAAGCCATCTATTTAATAAGAAATAAATTCTGTGGACCGTTTAAAACTCGAGAGGAAGCTGATGCTGTATCCGGTACGAATACCCTGGTGTGACCAAGATGGAAACATCGCCCCATGGAATATTATTTGCATATGGGCACTGGAAACATTTGGCCTGCCCGGTAACCGATTTACCACACACCCAACTGAAAACTACATGGACTTTGTATTTTACAACAAACAGGATGCCGAAATTTTTACATTAAGGTGGATTTGACATGAGCACCGCACACATACAGAAATTTTTAGAAAGTGTACAAGTTGCACAACAAACCAATAATCAACGCATTATTTTATCTCTACAACAAGCACAAAATCTTGCCTATGACATTGGACAAATACTGAGTATAGCTGTTGACACCTTAGAGCAACAGCAAAATATACAAGTGTCAGTCCTAGGAGGCAGTTTTACAGATAAATAGACTTGTTATCAAACAGTCTATTATCAATGTCAAGACCCAAACCTACAGTATTATTAGAAATCATCGATAAAATCACATATCGATCCGACCAAGTCTTGGAAGCTGAAGGTATTTGGGCTGTATTTTATAATGATCAACCAATCAATTTAAAAACAATGAATGCATTGGTCAACTACCCTGGCCCCAAGTATAGAAAAGTCAGTCACAGTAACCGAGGACATGCGGTTAATTTGGCAAAGAAACTAAACACACAGTTCAAAACCGACAAATTCACAGTGGTATTGTTGAATCATGGAACCACAGTCTGGCCCGCTCCTTGAGCGGCAACAGCTCGTACAGCAGTATTTTGACGAATCAGCCCAAGCAAAGATTGAAGAAAAATATCAATTTTCTATCCTAGAAGAAAGTAAAATTTGGATGTTTCCCCGTTGGGGAGGACCGCGATCAAATCCCTATAGACTAAGTGCAATAGGGTTGAAAATTTTTAAAGCATATTCGTCTAGGCCCGCACTAGAAGTTCCAATGGTTACACACGAGCTCAGTTTCCTGCCAGTGCGAATCACAGTGGCCATTGCCCAATCACTGACTGAACCCTACTACATAGACACTTACCGATTGATCCTGTTTGGCGAGAATGACCAAACTTGGGCACTGATGCACGATGTAGACATACAAAAACTTTATAAGGCTGTTGCATAATGAATCAACCTGACGAAATCATCTTTACCAGTCTGGCTACTGGTGCGGTAGTGGTCAAACACGGCCAAGAATACCAAGTTTATGCTGATAAGCAGCTGATTGGCACACTACGCTACAAAGATGCTGCTGTAATGACCGCTATTGGTTTTCGCCACCAAAACGACATCGAATCTGCAGAAAACCAAGCCAAGTCGGTGTAAAAATGTTGGTTTTCTGCAGCAGTTGACACGCCATTAAATGAGCCGTATAATAGTGACACTTAGCAAATTTTACGGAGAACACAATGT